CTTGCCAAGGGCCGGGTATAAATTGCGCGACTTGGGCGATAGGCTTGACTACCTTCTTAGCAACTTTTTTTACAGACTTCCAAGTCTTGCTAAACCAACCAAATTCTTCCAATCCAGTAATGGGGTTAAGAGAAGCGATACCAGAGCCAACTACATATTGTTCTGGATCTAAATCAAGCTCCTCGAATCTTTCGCCGACAATTCGCTCAAAGTCTGCATCAGCCATCATCTGCGGAGGCAAGACAACCTCGCCGGGCGCTAAGTGAGCCAAAGTAACGTCAGGGCCTCGGCCCGCCTGAGAAAGTTGCACGGCCATGTCTGCCATGGGCGCTTGAGTCCCAACTTCTGCCGCTTGAGCGAAGCCCAAGGCAACCTTGGCGTCGAGCGGATCGTCCGCTGTGGCGGCATCCTGCATCAGCGTAGCAATGGTTTCTCTCAGCCCAGTGTTGGGGTCTGTTGGCATTTCCGCCGACATTGCGATGTCAGATTGAACTTGAGGGTCTTGAAGATCAATTGCGTTGGTGTCTACTTCTCCGCCCCGCGCCATCATCATCGGCGCTTGTGGTTGTGCAGGCATTCCAGCCATGGCAGAAATTCTTTGTTGAAGAAATTGATTCATGGCGTACTCACCGTTACGGTCCCAACATTGGCCGTTATTCCGAGCCCAGTCGGATAAGACTGATGCTCATATAAGTTACGGAACACCGTGCCGTCAAAGGCTTGGTGTATCTCAAGCGTAGTATTGTAGATTATGGCTCCCGTGGCAAATTGCAGTTGGGAGATTTCTGTCGCGTTAAAGTGCGGCGAAATGCTGAAATCCACGCCACCAAGGTTAAGTTCCAGTATTCTAACAAGCCGGTTGAAAATGTCTGCATCAACTTTATTGCCCGGTCTTGCGCTGAGCGGAAGCTGAGTGGGCAATAAAGCGCTCATTATCGCCTGCCACTTGGTTGTATATCGACACGGGTCGCCCCTATCCTCCATTTATATCCAAGCGCGTCGCTTCCCGTTAGATCATCGTCACTCTCAAATCGCAAAACAATTTGACGAGCGCGGCTCCGAAGGTTTTTGAACTGAGTGGTCGCCTCAATCTGAGAGGTGCTGTCCGTAATAAGCGAGTCGCCGGGGTAGTTCCTGCGCTTCAAAACAAAGTTGACCGCCGCATTGTTTGAAACGGACGGCTCGAATATAAAATTGACGTCTGGAATTACTTTTTTGACAAAACTGAAGTCTTCACCAGAGCCGACATCGATGTCTGCGCTTTCAATAAATACATCAGACATTCCTGCGTTCAAATCGTCGTAGCCCGTTTCATGTTCAAAAATAAATTGTTCAGATGAGCTTGTGGCGGCCGCAACTGGGGCGTCCTCAATGCCTGCATCGAGCCATGCGTATCGCACCAAGCTCCCAATAGACCAGTGGTTTTCTTCATAGTTATAAATGATGTAGCGAGATATTTCTTGCGTGCCATCCTCAATGCTTGGATAGAAAAACCACATTTCTCCATATTCCGAGTTCAAGCCCATGTGACACTTAAACGCTTGACTCAAGTCCAGATCGTTAAAAACATATTCTTGCACCGTGCAAGGTAGTTTTTGGACTGCGCCGTTGTATACATAAAACCCAGTTTTAGAGGCAAAAAACACGCCGCTAGGCGCTGTTACCGCCGCTTTTGGACCAATAAGCCCCGCGCCCTCGTTCACCAAGTTGACAGCAAAAGTCAAAGGCGGTCCGATAAAAGCCATGGAGTACAGGCTGGTATCTGTCCAGATCAATATTTCCTGACGGCTTTTGGTCGCACCCACGATAAATGAGCCCGAAGAAATTCTAAGTGAACCGGCAGAATTAGTGGCTAATGGCTCAAAATCCAACTCATTTTCGGCGTCAGAAAAGGCTACAAGCATGGGGTCAAGCACGCCCGTGCGAGACCCCCCGCTAATAGGATCCGCGCCAAGCACAATAAGGTGTCTGTCGACTTCCGAGGTAATGACTTGCAGGCCCACCGTGGGAACTAAGTTTGCCCCGCTAGTTGTCGATAATTTTGCCGCTCTTGTGCCAAAGCCTCCACTGTCCAGCCAACGGAAAATGCCACCGCCGCGAGGATTGATAATTAGATTTTCGCCAAAATTGTCGTGGGTCCAGAGTCTAAGTTGATTAATGTCAGAAGTCGGGGAGGTAGACCCCCACCCGCCATCTCCCCACGTTCCAACGGACCAGCCCGTGGATGCCAAATAAACATTTAGCCCTACATTTATTTGATAGGTTCCGACAACCGAAGAGCCGCCATTGCCGGTGTCAGAAGAATTTGCAGTTACGGTGACACCAGAAGTATCTTTTGCTGTAATTTCGTAAGCGTTTGCAGAGGTTACCAAACTAATTTGATATTCTTGATTCATTACTGCCGCAGTAATGTTGCCGCCGAGCGTGGCGGCCCCACTAAAAGTTACAAAATCATTATTGACTGCGCCATGCCCAGTGTCGGTCACAGTAATTGTAGAAGAGCCGTCTGAGGCGGAAAAAGTAACATCTCCTGCGCTCGTTGTAGAGCGAATCGGCGTCACATCATTGTAGGCATTACCTTCTTCGATGTAATACTTAAACGTCGTGCCGAGTCCCAGATACCGAGTGCCGCCCAACTCAATCCAGCTATGCAAAGCGCGGCAAATGCCAAGAAAAGCATTAGCGCCCAGCTTAGTCCAGCCACCAATTTTTTCGACTCTGCCTTTGCGGAACCTAACAAGGTTGCCATCAACCCAGCCTCCCTTTGCCGAGTAATCTGTAGCCTCTTTGTCAATCCCCGGATTAAAATTAAGCGTTTGCAGTGGCATTTGGCATTACGCCAGCCTAATGATCGCGCCCGTCGCGGTGGGTGACGGAAATACAACAGTAAAATTTCCTGCGGTAGAGGTTTTGTCGCCCCCGAAATCCAAAGCGCAAACGGCTTTGCTTGAAGCCGAAGAATTGTATATCAGGGCTCCTCTAGCCGTAACGGTTGCAGTGCCAAAAGTGAGGTCTGCAAAATCGCAAACTGCTGTTGTTCCAGCGGCGACTGGCGTTACACTCGTTAACGTACCGCCGCCCGAGGAGTAATTGGTTCCAGAGGACTGCCCCGTGGTGGTAAAGGCTGTGGTGCTCGCGCCCAAAGTAGCTGAGCTTGTGTATAAAGCCAGCTTAAAAGTATTGCCAGAACTAGCTGTGAAATTATGAGTGCCAACAAGACACTCTTGCTTAAAGCTCGTGCAAATTGCAGAAGTGATGGCCATATCAAAGCTCCTTTAAAATATCCGCAAACTGTGTGTGCCCCTGACCTCGCAATGTCTGAGCGATTGTAGTTCTATCTGAAAAAATAGCATTTTTCATTCCGCGAAGAATAACACTATACACCTCATTCCGAAAAGCCTCGGCTTGTTGTCTAATGTGGGGTGGAGCGTCCTCAGATATCTGCAAAATTTTGTTGGTTGCGACCTCTGCCCAAAACTCTGGCTCATGACCCCGATTGTCAGACGTAGCAACCATGACCTGCCCGAGAGAAGCGCCTATATTTGCGCCCATCATCCTTTGTATGGCTCCGGCGCGCTAGGCATTTCGATTCGCTGGAAATCGTACTTTTCTTGCGCTTCAGCAAATCGAGATTGGTGACAGACAATCCACTGTCCAGACTGGTCGGTCAATGCCATCAACGGGTCTTCAAGACGATGATATCCATAAAGGCGCTCATGGGGGTCAACATTGCTGTCTAACAGAGCGGATCGAGGGCTCGCGCCGATGCTCACGCCGTCGCTTATGCAACGGGATATCCAAAACTCCACGCACCCACGGCCTGCTTCGGCAAAATGTAGGTTGTGCTTATAACTAAAATCCATGCCGAAAAGATCCATATGGCCAACTTTGTTATACAGTCCAAATGCAATCGCATACGCTACAGTGTTGTTCAAATATGCACATTTTTGATCTTCAATGACGTCAACGATAGGATACTCAACAAGCGCAGGCACCCTGTCATCAAGCTCACATGAGTAAATTGGTTTATCAAACGTGGGCAATAACTTACGCATCACGTCGGTTTGATTGCCCGCATCATCAGTATCTAAATACCGTGATGCTGGGTCCATCATAAAAACGCGATCACACTCAAAAACAGACAAAGATGAGTTGATGCACCATACCTCGTCCCATTCTTTGCTATTTTCTACCGATATAACGTAATCGATTTGAGAGGCACCTAGCCCCAAGAGGGCAATTTTTTTTCCCTCTAGCTCCCTGATTTTAGACATTTTTAAGTCACACCTATTCTCAATAAATCATAACGATATTCATCACGAGTCGCACGCCCTTCGCTGACGTTTTTCATTCTCGCGATCCCTTCCTTAAACCGAGCCTCAAAGGTCTGCACAACATCCATGGGCTCTTTTAAGAATACTGCGGCCTCAACCAAGGCCCCATATAACAAAGGATCTGGGTGTTCGGTAGACAACAAAGTAGTACCTGAGTCACTTTCTGCCGTTAAACTTCCCGGTTTGTATAAATAGTGCAATTCAACTGAATAATTAGAATTAGGCACAGGCGAAAGCTCGAAAGCCGTGTCGTCAAACAAAGAATAATATTTTGGCCTGCCCTCAGTGGTTGAGTTTGGGGAGTATTGTTTTATAAAGCTGGGATGCTTGAACTCTAAATAGTGATAGACGTTGCTGTCAATCACCGCCAAAGAAAATGGCGCGTAAAAATCCGAGGGCGTAGCCAAAAAGCGCTTGGAAGCCGTCATGCTTCCGGTCACGTTTTGACGCTGTTCGGGCAATTCTACGTTTTTGAAAATACGGTCCTCGCTTTCGCGAATGAAGGTATCCAAGTTTGCGTTGAATGTGGTCTCATCTACTTGTAGGTAGTCTTTGATAGTTGATTTCAGACTCGCAAGCGTAAAGCTCATGTTATCGTGACCTCCACAGCGCCAACAGCACTGTTAATCTCAAAAGTATCGAGTTGCGCTCCAAGTATACCGTTGCCCACATTTGTGTACACAATAAAAAAATTGCCATCGTTGCCATCGCTTGATGGATCTATTCGCGCATTTCTTACCGCCTCTGGATCGTAAGTGGAGGGCTTTCTTTGTAGCTGGGGATGCTTGGTAGACCATTGATCAGGACCAACAAGCAGACCATCCCACGTTTTTTTCATGTCCCTCAGCTTGTATCGGAATCCAGTAATGTCGCAAATCCCGTAAGCATTTTTGCCCCCGCTGAACGACACTAGGCAATCCTGTAAATAGTCAAGTCAGGGGCTACACGGAAGCTCGCACGAGACTGATCTTGTGACAAGGCCCGCTCAAACTCCTCTTCATAAAGTTGTTTCAACAAAGGCACCTTATCAGGGGTGCGTTTCAAAGCTATGTAGTAGGCAAGCCCAGCCGCAAGGCATGGATAAAATCGAAACGGAACTTCCATGGTATTTGTTCCCACGTCAGCGTCATCCATGCGACTCAGTACATTTAAGTAAATGGTGTAAGCGGAGCTTTTGTCTGGCGCAGGCCACACCGTAATCGTCGGAGTTATCTGTTTGTCGACAAAATACTGATTTGGCTTTCCGGTGCTTGTTTTCGTTGCAATGTGCGCGTATTCCGCTCGCGACAGCTTTGTTAAAGGCAAGTCTGAGGTCGTACCTGACACGGTTTCTCTGACAAACACATCAAGCACGTCAATCACCGAAGTGGGATTTGTAGTATCAATTGTGTATACAGTTGTATCCTGCACTGCACTTATTGTTTTTTGATTGATAGTCCACTGATTTAGCCCGCGATTAGCCCACTCCGCAAGCATCAGGTTAAGGGATCGCTGTGCCGTCTTGAGATCGTAGCCAGTGCGAAGCTCAAGCCCGCATCGCTCAAACGCTTCTTCTACATAATCAGCTACATCTAATTCAAAATCTTTACTGCCGCTCGTCGCCATCTTTAGCACCCGCATATAGGTTATTGAAAACCTGATTTACGTCCAAGGTGTAGTCTAAATCAGATTTTGAGTAATGGATATGTTGCGAGGGTCTGAAGTCAGGGGCCCCTTCGCCGGTTTCAAACCATGCGGGGTGCGTTACTCGCACTCGATTGTTTGGCAACGCTACTATGTTGCCTGTCCATGGTCCCGCATCTAGCAACTCAAGAACGTGACTCTGCTTATGCTGAGCGGGATCGTCGGCGATCTCATTCTCTGCATAATCGACAGTGAAATAATATTTGGCGGGATACATCTCCCCGTCGATCATGGCAAGCCAAGGACACGGTTTCGCTCTGTCGAGCGTATAAACAGCATGATGATGAGAGCTACAATCCCATGGCTGAGCCGCCCAGACAGGCATAGGCTCTGGCCACTCCTCAAATGGCGTGTCGCCCACCAGCGCCGTAATGGGCATCCGTGCCCACATCGCGCCCCCATGTATATTAGGGTCATCCGTATCGTCAGCCTCGCAACCAGTAAAAATTAATTGAAAGCTAAGGCATCTCGTAGGCATGGTGGTGACAGCAATAGCCATGGCGTGAAGAAACTCGCCGTGGTATTTTTGATGGTTATGCGTGTACTCCCTGCGTACCCAGCATTTAAAATGCGGGATATTACTTTGCAAATAAGCCATCTATCTCCCGTATAAGCCGCTCTTTTTGCCTGACGGTGGCCGCACTCGCATTTTGCCGCCCTTTGATCCGCCTTTGGTCTTCATTGCGCCGCCTTTGGCCATTCCTTTGGGCTTCATAGGGCCGCCCATGGAGCCGCCTTTTGACATCATCTTGCCGCCTTTTTTCATTGGTTTAGCCTTATCAAATAGTTCAAGTTCTTTGTCAGAGGTTGCTCCTTTCGCAAAGTTTATCCGATTTTTGATAAAATCCGAAACGTCTTCGGGAACGGTTTTTTTGTTTTTGGAATCGCTTAGCTTTCTTAACAACTCCGACTTTTCTTCTGTCGAAAGTTTCTTGCTTTTTTTCTTAGGCCCTTCAGTCTTCATTTTAAAATTCCTCTAGGATTGGGGGATTCGGGTTTTTTTGCGCCTGCCTTCCATCATCGCGCCACAGCCGCGCCCTTGAACTTCGACATAACCGCCTTTGTTTAGGTTGCGAGCAACCGCTTCGCCACGCTTTCTTTCATAACCTGACAGCTTGCCATCTTTGTTGAGATCCGCCTTTTTTTCGTCAATTTTCATTTGCGATGCCTCACTGTCTTTTTGGCAACCTTCTTCGGTTGCTTTGAGAACTGCTTGCCTTTTTTGGTGTCCGCGCGCTTCTTCCTAGTGGTGGCCGCATATTCCTTGTCGGACATAGCCTTGATGGCCTTTTCTGGCAAATATCGTTCGCCTGTGGCCTTCTTGCCTTGCGTACTGGGCTTGCCAGACTTGGTGCGCCACTTTTGCTTTGTCCACTTCTTTAAGGACTTTTGTGACTTCTTGAGAGCCATTAGTCCTTATATCCTCCCCCAGATTTTTTGTATTCAGAAGCCAGCATTTGAGCTTTTCTGGCGCTCCACTGGCCACTTTTTCCGCCTTTGGAGCCCGCCTTTATGCGATTAAAAATTCTTTTGCGAAGACTTGGCTTAGTGTAATTGCCTGCCTCGTTAACCCGAGATTTAGCCTTTTTCTTTGGCTTTGCCTTGGGTTTTGCCCTTGGCATTACATCCTGCCTCCGCCTAATGCGTTCATCAATTGGCTGATGCGGCCTTCTATCATGGGCGTGCCAGACGCAGGATTTATAGCAGATTCGCCAGTCGGCAATGCGCTCATCAATTGGCTAATCCTGCCTCCGCCCGCAGGCGTGGTTGACTGCCTGTATTCTGCATCAGTCACAATCCCGTCGTTATCGAGATCGTGACCTTGTGCTATGGCCGCACGTTGATTGCCCGTAGCCTCTTGAAAACTCATCCCGCGACCCATGAGTGCTGATAGACGCGCCATTCTATCTCTTAGGTTGGCTACATCAAGGTTTCCACCGAGGGGTAAAGAGATAGGGCCACTGTCTGGGTTATTGGCCAAAAACTCATCGAGCCTTGCTTGGATCGCGGCAGGGTCTATCTGTGGTTGCTGTGGAGTAGACTGCCCCATCTCTTGTTGCCGTTGGCGGATTATTTCTCTTACCCTGTCAATCATGCTTTGATCTATGCTGAAGCCAAACGGAGAGCCGCCTCTGAAGGGGTTTGACATCGGCTCAGAGCCGCCCGTAAGACCTTGGACGGATTGCGTCAGATTATTGAACTGAGCCTGCGGATTGGGCGCGGATTGGCCAGAATAATTTGCCGCCAACGCTTTAATGCGCTCAATAATGCTTGGGTCTGCGCCCATTCCGCCAAGCGCCCCGCCAAGATTCGCAGGAGCGCCAACATTGACACCCCCCGAAAACGGGCCGGGGCCACTCGAAGGCGGTATCTGCCCAAGACGGCCAGTCGTATCAATGGGGGGCGACATCTGCGAGGGAATGTATGGATTCATTGGGCGGGGCGGTATTGGCGGAGACGTCTGTGCTACTCCGCCTTGATTGAAAAAACTGAACGTCGGATTTACCGTTGACGTGTTTTTCGGGGGAGGCGTTACAATCTCTTTCATGCCTACGGGCCTCGAAAATCTATGTAAAACCTCTGAGTCCTCGGGCAAGATGTCATCTTGGCGCACATTTGGCTGTGGATTTCTTGGCAATCCACTGCCTGAGTTTCTAAAAAAATCAACGATATGCTGTGGAATTGTTTGGCCTGTGAAATAATTGCTTGCCAAGTTTGCCGCTCCGTACAGCGCGCCGGGCCCACTACGTTGTAGCAATGAGCTTGCAAGCCCAGCGTATGGATTGTTCATTAGATTTGTTAGATTTGCTAGATTTGACACGCCTAATCCTCCCGTTACCAAGCCTTACATGACCAATATCTGGCCGAAAATTTGTCTTTTGCGGTATCGCATTTATGCCGCGCTCGAAAAGACTTACGCCTTGCGGGCTGGCTTTTTTTAATCGTCATCTTGCTGTCGCCATATCTAACGAGCTTAACTTCGCTACCTTTCTTGGCAAGAACCGCGCTTTTCTTGGCCTTGCCGGGCGTTCTCTTTGGCTTGTTGTAACCAGCAAAAGTCTCCCCCCTGTAGCTCAATCGCCCAGAGGGGAGTCGCTTAACGTCTTTGGTCGTAGCCATAAATCAACCGTAACTCTTGATTAGCTCCAGAATAATCATATAGCTATCACCGCTCGAATGACCAACAGTCGTAAAGTCTAAGTCTCCAGTCTTGCCAGAGCCTGCATTATTCGGAATGCCAGAAAAATTAGAATAGTCGTGATGACCATTTGAGTTTTCTGACAGACCGATTGCCAAAACATTCGACGTGGCATCAAACTCTATCTTTACAGACATACCAGTACACTGCCACCAAATTTTGTTGATTGTGACAGCAGAGCACGCCTCTCCACGAGTGTTGGACGTTAGGGCAGAAACGTCGACCTTTTTAACGGCCGACTCACCAGTGCCATCACTGGCGTTAGTGAATTTCAAGACGGCTTTGCGTTCACCGTCTTGAATGGTTTGCGAAGTGACTGCATCCGCCATGTGAAACCTCCAATTTAGAGTTCAGTGCTGGCTGTGCGCTCTTTCATCGCCGTAACGTAATCTACGGTCAGGACTTTTGCCGCCGCCGCGCCGTTCTGGATGCCGAAGCTGACAGTCAAATCCTCGTCATCAGGGGCATTTGTAGAAACCACAGCGCCAACTTCGGTATTGTTTTGATAGACGTGAAACTTTTGATCCTTCGGATCATACATGAAGCCAACCGTCATAAAGGTGTCATCAGCCATGACTGTAGGCAAATCCAGCGTGCTCTGGGTGCCGTCTTTCTCCACGATGAACGTCAAAGTAGTGGAGCCGTCCGTCAGCAAAAAGAAAATGCCGTCAGAGACATCTAGCGGGCTGGTGTCGGTAATTTGTAGGCCCATCACAACATCAGAGGCGTCGGCATCAGACGTTTTAAATCGCGCGTTAAAAGCCAACTGCTTTCCAGCTTCATACTTGAAGCCTTCTTTGACAAGCTGAAGGAAATCGTTGTCGTTGTCAGCATTATCGTTTGTGATGACTAAAAGGCCGCCATCACCATCGCCCAGAGCCTCTGAAGCATTGCCAGCCCCAGCCTCGGTAGTGGTGATTGTCCAGTCGCTGGCAAGGTAGGTGTCAAAATCGTTGTGATAAACGTGATACTTGGCTGGGGCTGGCATTTTTGCCTTGCCTAGCGTGCTACCAGCGCCTACGTTAGTGACGCCAGAGGTAAAGTGAGTTGTCATAACAGTTCTCCTTATGAACCAGCCATCGCCCTATGCAACAGCCGTTAGACTACGACAGTGTACTCCGAAACAAAATAAAAAAAAGGGGCCCGAAGGCCCCGAGGAGTGATTCACAAAGGGTGACTTAAGCCCCCTGTGACCCATAAATGCCTCTCCAATCGGAAAAGCCGAATGAGTATCGCTCACGAGCCTTATAACGGATATTATCCGTTGAGAAATCGGGCTCCATTGAAGTTTCCATCGCGGTACGCTGGAACATCTTTAGTCCTTCGCCTGCATCAGTTACCGAAGTCAACAGGAAGAAGGCGTCAGGGTCGCTCAAATAATGATTGACCGTGTAGCCTTGAGGAAGAACGCCAGTGTTGCGAATAGCATTGATGTCGTTGTCAGCAGTTCCTGATCTCAAGGTTGAGTTCAAAATCCT